CGTGAAAAAGAGTGGGACGTGGTCTAGAAATGAAACTAGCTGTATACGGAACACTTAGAAATGGTAATGAGAATACTGGTAGAGTAAACAATACTTCACTTGTTTATCCCGGCCATCAAAAGTTTCCTGCCATGATACAGGATTACAAAGGTAAGGGAACGGTTGTTGAGGTTCATGATGTAACTAGCGAGGATTTAGCACAGTATGATTTATACGAAGGCGTTATGACGGGATTGTACGACAGGGTGGAAGTTGATGTTGATCTTGATTCTGGAGAGCGGGAAAGAACTTGGGTGTATGTTGCTGGTCAGAAACTTCTTGATATGGTAGATATTTTTGAAGAGATTCCAAATGGAGATTGGTACGATAGAAAAGTTTAATATAATTCCAAATGATCTAAATGAAAAAGAGCGTGTACTCAACATGGCCTCGAAAGATCTGATTGCGTTTGGCCAGCTTTTTCTTCCGGATGACTTTATGAAGTCAAAGCCGGCTCCGTTTCACCATGAAGTTGGAGGATTGTTTTTAGATAATACTATAAGAAGGCTTTGTCTTGTATTGCCTCGCGGTCATACTAAATCTACTTTGGCTAAAGCTGCCCTACTGCATAGAATATGTTTTAATCCAAAAGGTAAAAACGAATTTGCAGCTTGGGTATCAGAAGAACAGGGACAGGCAGTTGACCATCTTAAGTATATTAAAAGCCATATAGAATTTAATTCTGCATTAAATTATTATTTTGGAGATATGGCTGGTAATAAATGGACTGAAAAAGAAATCACTACTTCTAAGGGTGATAGAATCATAGCCAAAGGGACAAGCCAAAGACTTCGTGGTAGATCAGAGCTCGGTCTTCGTTATACAAAAATTATTCTTGATGATTTTGAGTCTGAATTGAATACTAAAACACCGGAAAGGCGCAAGGAGATTAAGGAATGGCTTATGTCTACAGTTTATCCGGCGCTCGAAGAGTCCAAGGGAAACGAGGGCTCTATATGGCTTATAGGAACAATCGTCCACTACGATTCTGCTTTGCAGGGAATATATGATGGCTATCTCCAAGCAAAGGAAAACAAAGAAGACTATACTTGGGAAATGGTATTTCACAGGGTAATAGAGAATGATAAGCCATTGTGGCCTTCTTATTTCCCAAAGGAAAAGATAGCAAGTATAAGAAAAGATTATGAGTATGTTGGTCAGCTTCATAAGTTTGCCCAAGAGTATATGAATGATGCCAGAGATTTAGAAAGTGCAAAATTTAAAATAGATAAGATTAATTATTTTGATGGACAGTTTAAAGGTAAGAATAATCAAGCCTATATTATTACAAAAAAAGATGCTATTCCTGTCAATGTATATATGGGTGTCGATTTGGCTTACGAATCTTCCGCCAAACATGATTATCAGGTTATTGTTGTTTCTGGCATTGATAGTGATAAAAATATTTATGTGATAGATATTTTCCGAGAGCATATTCCGCTTTATGATATGCCAAGAAAGATATTTCAATATGCAAAAGAATACCAACCAATGAGAAGGGCAAACGTAGAACATGTTGGAGCACAGGGAATAATCCGAGATGCTGTGAATGAGTTATCTGGCAAGGATAGAAAGATGGCTCCCGGGATAGCCCGTGGTGTTAGACCGCCTTCTGGTATTAAGAAAGAAGATAGATTAGAATCTCTTCTTTGTCCAATAGTAAACAGGGGAAAGCTTTATATAAAGAAACAACATAGTGACTTAGTTGATGAAATGTTTCATTTCCCAAAAGCAAAGAACGATGATATACTTGATGGGCTTTGGTATTCGGTAATAAACGCAAGAGCTCCCTTGAGTGTTAAATTTGATGCTGAGAATTTTGAGGAAACGATTGAAGAGAAAAAAGAATTTTTAGGTAGAAAGATAATGAGAAGTTGGATTACTGGTCAAAGAATTTAAAAAAAATAAAAAAAAGACTTGACAAAGGCATGTTTTACGCTTATATTATATAATATAAGTTAACTTTACGTATTCGGGGGATTTAATATCGCTAGTGAACAAGATTTTGCGCAGGTAGATGAGGCACAAAAGAATTTAGATTTGTGGAAAAGATGGCGTGATGCTCGGTCAGAGTGGGATATCGAGGCAAGAGATGCCGTTGATTTTGTCCTAGGAAACCATTATACTCAAGAAGAGTCTGACGCTTTGAGTGCTGTTGGGCAGGGTGATTTTATTATTGACAGAGTCTATGCTGCTGTCGATAAACTCAAGTCTTTACTTACCTCAAGGAATCCAAAGTTTTCTGCTATCGGGAGAGAGGATTCGGACAATAAACTTGCCGAAGTTTGGAAAACAATATTAGAATATTGTTGGGATATTTCCGATGGCGACATGCAGTTTAAGCAGGCTGTTCACGATTATGCTATAACTGGGATGGGATATTTTTATGTATATATAGACCCCGAGGCTGATTTTGGCAGGGGCGATGTTAAGTTTACCTACCTAAATCCATTCCGGGTTTATGCCGACCCCGCATCTAGAAATAGATACTTTGATGATGCGTCTTCTATTATTCTATCTACAGTACTTACAAAAGATCAGGTTATTTCTTTATACCCAGAAATAGAAGAATCTTTACCAGAAATAGATACCATGACACAGGAAGACGATTATCCGTCGTCGGGTAGAAAGAATTCTTCTGGATCGTTTACTCCAGATGTGGTAAAGGATTCAGATACCTTTGGGTCTGAAAAATATAGAATACTTGAAAGATTTGAGAAGGTTAAAGTACCATATTATAGACTTTTTAACAAGCAAAGTGGCGAAGAAAAAGTTGTTGATATGCAAACCTTTGAGCAAATTGTAAACAAAGATTCGCATTTAATAGAATCGGGATTGGTAGAAGCCGTTGAAATAATGCAAACGCGTATTCAGATGACGGCTACAATGGGGCAGTTCTTGCTTTATCAACAAATCCTCAATACTGATGTTTATCCTGTGATACCAGTCCCGAATATTTGGACAAATACGCCCTATCCAAAATCAGATGTAAACAAGGTTAAAGATTCTCAAAGATTAATCAATAAACTTTTTTCTTTAACTTTAAGTCATGCTCAGGCATCAGCCGGGCTTAAGCTTCTTGTCCCAGAAGGAAGCGTTGATGACGTTGGTCAATTAGAAAGAGACTGGGCCAACCCTAATGCGGTATTAGAATATAACCCAGAATTTGGGGAACCTCATTTCCCAGCTCCACAACCACTCGCCGGAGAATTTTATCATTTAATAGATAGAGTGGAACATTATATAGATTTAAATTTTGGAATTCCTGAATTAATGCAGGGATTCAAGGAAAAAGCTCCCGATACAGTAAGGGGAACAGCTATGCTTTCGGAAATGGGAGAAAGCCGTGGTCGTTCTAAATTAAAAGATATAGAGGGAAGCTTAAACCAACTTGGGAGATGTATATATAATATAGCAAAAGGACATTATACATTCCAAAAAACATTTAGAATCGTGCAACCTAATAATGACTTAACTGAATTTGCAGTTAACAATAGGTTGTATGATGATAAGTCCAACGAACTGCAGACCATAGAAAATGATATTTCTTTAGGTCAGCATGACGTTCGTATTATATCGGGCTCAACATTGCCGTCAAACAAGGTAGCTGAATACAATATGTATCTTGAGGCGTATAAGTTGGGACTGGTAGATGATGTCGAAGTCTTAAAGAAAACAGAGATTTACGACAAAGAAGGTGTATTGCAACGCAAGGGCATGATGGCGAAAATGCAGTCATACATACAACAACTAGAAGGTCAAGTAAAAGAACTCACAGGTGATTTGCAAACGGCAGACCGTGAAGCGGTTCACGCTAAGAAGCAAGTTATCACAGAGAAATTTAAGACCGATTTGAATGAGATTGCCTCTGACGCTAAGTATAAGGAAAGAGTCAAGATTAATCAACTAGAAGGTGTGATTGATAAAGCGGATGTTCGTGCTGAAGCTGCGTTAGCTGTACAAAAGGCGAATAAAGGGAGCTCCTCCAAGAGAGGGAGCGCACAAAATAAACAATAATCATAGGTTTAACTTCTTCGCGGTATCTACGGGTGTTGCGAGTTAAAGAAGAAATCTAAAAGGAGGTTATATGGAAGAACAAGTGCAAAATAGTGTAGTTGAAGCGCCGGAGGCAAACGCTGGGGCGAATCCAAGGGAGGGTTTAGATGTTTCTATGCCCGATGTTGAATTAGCATCAGAAATGCCAAACGTGCAAGATTCTGTAGTAAATGAAGGCAATAAAAGGCCGCCTAATTTAATTGTTAAAGAAGGCGACGATAGCGAAATTGACTATGGAACTGACTGGGAAAATGAAACTCGTAAGTTTCAGTCTATGTATGATAAGCAAAAGGCTGATTACGATAAACTTCAAGGCGAGTACCAACAACTTGCTCCAATGTCTGAACTGCAAAGGGTTCTTGAATCAAGACCTGATGTAGTTGAGGCAATAAGAGATAAGTTAGAGGGGAAAGGCAATCAGGAAACTATACGCGAACAAGATGATCCCAACGCAGTTGACGAATCATCTTTTGACCCATGGGAAGCCTATTACAAGCCTGAGTCTGCCTCATATAAGATGAGGACATCTCAGGAGAAGGCTTTAGTAGACGAGGCTGTTGGACAACATATGTCTCAGATACAAGGCCAAGTTGCGTTGCAAAATTTGCGCAATGAGTTATCTAGTAACTACAACATGCAGGATGAAAAGGATATCAGTGAATTTATTGAATTTGCGACTACACCAAGAGATCAGTTACCAATTGATCTGTTAATTGACGTGTATCGTAAATATTATAATAAAGGAAGTGATAACGTTTCTCCGAACATGGAAGCAGTTAAGGCAGCTCAAAGCATTCCACGGACTGCTGGAATTCTTCAAGGTGGCGAACCACCAAGGAAGAACGAACAGGATTCCGCTTGGGATAGAATTTTGCAAGCTGGGCAAGCGGGGAGAATTCCCTAATTAAAAATAATCAAAAATAGGAGGTAACACATGGCTGTTACAAGTGGAGTAAAATCCAGTTATGACATTACAGCTGCTGCTGCTACTGCTGGTATTGGGCAAGCGCCTGATCGCCGCCGATTATACGATTTTTCAGACCGAGTTGCCGAATTGGCACCAGAGGAATCGCCGTTTTTTGTATATCTTTCAAAAGTTGCAAAAGTACCAACGGACGATCCTGTATTTCGGTTCTTAGAAAATCGTTCTAAGATTGATTGGACTACTCGTAACTTTAAATTAGCTGCTGACGTAAATGGAGGTTCTGCCGTAAGTGCGGGAAGCTCTTATCTGTTTACAGTTGATTCTGATAGTGCTTCGGGTGGAACAGCTTCTGGCGGTGCGTCGGTTGATTTCCTTACAAAAGGAATGGTTTTTGCCGTTAATACCGTTAGTGGAGCTGCTGGCTATTCACAGACTTTAGTCCGTGTAGAAAGTGCTCCTGCTGACTTAGGCACATCTAGTTCGTTTACTGGTAAGATTATTAATATATCTAATACAGTAACTTCTGGGGATAGTGCTATTACGGGTGAAGATATTATAGCTGACAATGATAATTGTCAAGTAATTGGTACTTCATTCCAAGAAGGAAGCGGATCACCTGATGTATGGTCTAGCGAAATCGAAGATGATTTCGGCTATACGCAGATCTTTAAAACCGCAGCTGAAATGTCGAATACGGCAATTGCTACTCGTTATCGCGGTTATGCAAACGAATGGGAGCGCATTTGGGCTCTTAAACTTCGTGAGCATAAAGTAGATATTGAGCGAGCATTGCTATTCGGGCAAAGAGCTCGTGTAAGCTCTATTCAATATACCGAAGGTGTTGTTGGACACATTCTAAAGAATGGTAA